TCATGAAAAAAATAAAAGTTGGCGATAAAATTCAGAAGTACATAGTAACGGAAGAATTAAAAGAAAGAAACCAGAAAGGAACTAAAAGATTTAAATTTCAATGTACCTTATGTAACACAACAATAGAAACTAGTCCTTATACCATAGTCCAGAGGATCAATAACTGTTGCATAAAAGGAGACAAAGATAAGGTCGGAGAAACTAAAATAAAATCATTTAAACTACCAGTAAAAATAACAAATAAGAATATTAAAAATCTAGCCTTATATTTACAAGATAAACTACCTAAACTAAAAATAAGAGCCTGCAATATAAAATTAGCAGATGCGGATTTACCACCGAGATTAGTAGATCTTAATGGATATTCTAAGGTTGGACGAACAGAAGTTAAGGACCATTTTCTAAAAGTAAACGATAGAACAATAGAAGGCGGGGATATTGTTTTTATTGAAAAAGGAAAATTAAAATCAAGAAAAGATTAAAAAAATACTTGACTAATAAAAATTACTATATTATAATTAATTATGTAATCAGCTTAAATTAAATTAATTATGGCACTAAATAAATATACAAAAAAAGAGGAAAAGATTATTGAGCTTTTAACTAAAAAAATTGCATTAAGTGAAAAAGCTATTGAAGCAAAACTTACTTCTGAAAATAAAGGCAGTGAAATTATAGAAAAGTTATTTGAAAGAATAACCTCGATCATGCACGAATCAGTAAAAAGAACTAAATATTAAAATTATGACAGAAAAGAAATTAAAAGGTGACTCTATATTTGCTAAATTAAGCAGCATAGATATAAAACCCAAGATAAAACAAAAACAAAAACTATCATATATTTCTTGGGCGGATGCTTGGAAAGAGGTTTGTAAAATATACCCAGATGCAAAATATGAAATAATAAAAAATGACAATAATTTACCTTATTTTAAAAGCGATGAGGGTTATATGGTTTTTACTAAAGTATCTATAAGTAACCTAACTCATGAAATGTGGTTGCCAGTTATGGATGGAGCTAATAAGTCAATGAAGAGTGAAAAATATTCTTACGAAGTCAAAGACTGGGAACAATCAAAAAAAGCAGGTAAAGATATTATGAAAACTAAATTTGTTGAATCTGCAACAATGTTTGATATTAACAAATCAATAATGAGGTGCTTAGTAAAAAATATAGCTGTATTTGGTCTTGGTCTATCTTTGTATAACAAAGATGATATTAAGGATGATTGGGCGACCATCTCTATTGAAGAATATGAGAAATTAAAAAAGCTATTAGATGAGTCTGGAACGGAAGAACATAAATTTTTAGAGCATTTTAAGGTAGATTCTTTGGAGGAATTTAAGGCTAGTGATTTTGAAAAGGGTTTAGGTATGTTAAAAATTAAAATAAAAAATAAAAATGCAAGTAATTAAAGATATTGAGCAAGGTTCTCAAGAATGGTTGCAAATGCGATTAGGTGTTGCGACCGCAAGTAATTTTGACAAGATTATTACTTCAACAGGGGTAGAAAGTAAGGCATTAAAAGATTATGCTTTTGAATTAGCTAGTGATAGCCTTTTAACAGAGCCAGAAGTAGGTTTTCAGAGCGAGGCTATGATTAGAGGTAATGAGTTAGAAGAAGAGGCTAGAAGTTATTATTCTTTTGTTACTGATAATAAGGTAGAAGAGGTAACATTTATTAAAAAAGATAATATTGGTTACTCCCCTGATGGTCTTATTGGTGATAATGGATTGATTGAAATAAAATGCCCATTAAAGAAAAATCATTTAAAATATTTAATTGATAATAAGCTACCCACAAAATACAAGGCACAAGTGCAAGGGGGTTTATATATATCACAAAGAGAATATTGTGACTTTGTATCTTACCACCCTTTATTTAAAGATGAAAAGAAGATGCTTGTTATTAGAGTGGAAAGGGATGAGGAATTTATTAAAAAATTATCTGATCTATTGATTAAAACAATAGAATTAAAAAACAGCTTACTAACCCAACTACAATAAAATGATAAAAAAGCAGGAACTAAAAGATAAATTAGAAACAGCTAATAATTTAGTTGAGAGGTTTTCTGGACTCTATAAGAATCAAAAAACAATACCAACTAAAATTACTAAGCAATTTTTAAAAAACCTAAAATCAAAAATTAATGAGTAAACTAACGGAAAAAGTAGGAAAAAAGATTAGTTTTTTTAGAAAGAAAAAAAAACTAGATCAAACTAAGTTGGCTGATTCAGTTGGCTTAAAGTGTAAACAAACTATCTCCCACTATGAAACAGGGAAACACTCTCCGTCTTTAGATAAGTTAAATGATATTGCGGTGGCTTTAAAAGTTAAATTAAAAGATTTACTGCCTTAAATTAATGCTATTACAGCATATAACCCTATAGCTATAAATATATAAGAGGCTACCATAATTAATTGATTAGTTAATATGGCGGTTATACTAATTAAGTAATTTTAACATGCAAGAAAAAGAGCTGATAGAAAATATTAAATTCTATAAATCTGATAGCTTAAATATGGAAATTTCCCAACTAAGTCAATATATTAGATCATTGACAAACAAAGGAAAAGAATTTTATTTAAAAGTTTATACAGGGCAAAAAACCCACCCGCAATTAAAGGCTTTTTATAGTGCTAGAGATCAATTATTGCCACAATATAACCAAAGAGAAAGAGAGAGGGGGGAATCAATTTTTTGTAAAGAGCAGTTTAAATATGCACTTAAAATTGTTGGTAAATGGCATGTTGAAAAGAATAATCATTTTATCCCTAAATCCTTTGATAATATTAGTAAAGATGAAATGATGGAGGTATTGGATAATATTGATAAATGGGCCATGATTAAAGGGTTTTCTCTTAGTATTAGTAGGGAGCTAATGAATTTAATAAAATAATTATGGAAATAACATTGCTTGATCTTCCAAAAATATCTACAAACAAGATTTACGCAGGAGTTCATTGGAGACAAAGAAAACAGCAGAAAGATCAATATTTGATATTAACAAAATATAAAATGAAGAAGCTGGATAAGATAGAAAAAAAGATTGAGTTAGAATTTATTTTTTATTTTAAATCTAGGGTGCTTGATTCTTCTAATTGTTCTTATATGGGAAAACTCCTTGAAGATTGCCTTGTTGCTCATGGAGTATTGCAAGATGATACTATTAAGTATGTTGGTAAAGTTAGTTATCAAAGCTTAAAAGGAGATCAAAATAAAACTATAATTAAAATTAAATAATAAAATGAAAGTATTAGTAGCTTGTGAAGAATCTCAAAGGGTAACAATAGAATTTAGAAAGTTAGGAATAGAAGCTTATTCTTGTGATGTACTGAATTGTAGCGGTGGTTATCCCGAGTGGCATATAAAAGGTGACGCTATAAAAGAAGCTTATAGTGGTAAATATGATATGATGATTGCACACCCTCCCTGCACTTATTTAAGTAATGCTGGAGCAAGGCATTTATACCCTAAAGGTATATTGAACCAAGATAGATATGAAAAAGGGCTTGTGGCTAAAGATTTTTTTATGAAGTTACTAAACGCACCTATTGAAAAAATCTGTATTGAAAATCCTGTGCAAAGTAAAATATTTAATATACCTAAATATAACCAAGTGATAGAGCCTTATTATTTTGGTGATCCATTTAAGAAAAAGACATGTTTGTGGTTGAAAAATTTACCACCATTAGAATCAACAGACATTATAAATAAACCACAAAGCACCAAGATAGCTGGTAATTGGTATAATAAAGGCGGTAAAGATAGGCAAAAAAACAGATCAAAGACTTTCAAAGGTATTGCAAAGGCAATCGCTACTCAATGGGGTAAATAAATGAAAAAGAGGGCTAGCAAAGAAGAAAGGATAGGAAAGACAGTTAGAGAGTTAGAGAGTTATATTTTAAATAATACATAATGAGATATGATTTATTCGGTTACCCGATAATACCAGAGAATATAAAAAATCTTAGAGTGCCTTATATGGGGTCTAAAAATAAGATAGCTATTGATCTATTAAGAAAGATGTTAGAAGTAAAGCCACAAGCAAAATATTTCTTTGATCTTTTTGGTGGTGGTGGCTCAATGTCTTTTACCGCTTCACAAATAGGCTTAAAAACTCATTACAACGAATTACAAACCTCTTTAGTTAAATTTATAGATTATATATTCAATAGGCTTGAAAAAGGCTTAAAAGGGCAATATGGGATATTTCCTGATGATTTCTATAAGTTTATAGATCGTGAAGAGTTTATGAAGTTAAGAGATGAGGATAGTATTAAAGGGCAATTTGCTAGAATATGCTATTCTTTTGGTAATAATCAAAGAAGTTATTTATTTGGAGATATAGAAAAAACTAAACATTTAGCTCATAATATAGTAATGTTTAGGTGCGAAAAGTCTCTGAAAGAATTAAACGGCTTACTAGATACTGATATTAAAACAAGTAATTTATTAACTTGGAATGAAAGACGATTAGATTTTATGAAGCAGGTTAAAGACAAAAAATATAAAGAACTGGAACAACTGCAACAACTGGAACGACTGCAACTGCAACAACTGCAACAACTGCAACAACTGGAACAACTGCAACCTATATTTACAACCTCTAACCTATCATATAAAGAAGTTAAGATCAACACTCCTATTGATGAGACTATAATTTATTTAGATCCACCATATAGAAATACAGAAAAGTATATTGAGGGCAAAGACTTTGATTATAAAGAATTAGATCAATGGTTTTTAGATAATAAATATACTTGTTTTATGAGTGAGTATAATGCACCGCATAAAGTATTATTTGAAATAGATAAATTTAGCCTGCTTAATAACTCAAAAGAAAAAAAGAAGGTGGTAAAAGAAAAGCTATTTTATAATAATAATTGACAATAGAAATATCTAAATTAGAATTATCTACTGTTAGTCGGTAGTGGTAACAAGGGTTGCCACTATTCGGATTACCTAATGATTTTGATTACAAAGTTATCTGGCAAAACTTCTCTTAGATTCTTAAGAGTATGTCTCGAATTTAAAACAGCTAATTCATCATTTAGAAAGCCCCACGAATCCCCAACTAATATGCAACCTCTAGTATGCTCTTCTATATTGCCATTATGAATTAATATCTTTGATCTATTAGGCACATCTTGAAGCTCCCAAACATCTGGATATTTTGCACTAGAATATTTTTTTACCTTATAATCTCCTTCTGGAATTGCAGAGATATTTCTTTGATTGTCTAAATAGGGATTTTCCAAAGTGTGAGCAATGCCAACACCGTCAAAATATAATCTGCCTAAGATAGCTTTATTGCTTAATACTGATCTCCTAAGAATTACTTTCATTCGCACCAATTAACTTTTTGCTTAGTTTTACCATAGTAAGGATAAGCCAAGCCAGCAACCATTAACTCCTCGCCTAGATTATGACCATCGTAAATGATCTCGCAAATTTCTCTATGATACTTGCCATGCAAGCAGTCATGAGCGATTATTTCAGTTGCATTAGATAGCTTATCTTTAACAAACATTTTTGCTAATAAGGCTTTTCTTTTTTCGCATTTGTTTTTCGTCCTTATTTCTGGTGTGTCTATTCCATAGATTCTGATTGATCTTTTTTTGCAGAAATAGTCAATTCTGCAATCAAGATCAAGGGTTACTGTGTCGCCATCATAGTTGCGGATATATTTACCACCAAAGGAGGTCGCGTAACCCTCGCAGGATAAGACAATTAATAATAATATAATACTGAATATTTTAGTCATTAGAAATATCTATTGTAAACTACTCCAAGAGCATTTTTAAAGCCTAGCTCGTTGTTACGGTCGAACCAATAAAGACCATAATAATTCTTATCTCTAAATAATCCAGCACCTAGCCCTTTAAGTAGTGCTGATTTTCTAGTAGTTACTCCGTTATATTTATCATAAACATTAGCATTTGATAGGATAAGTGATGATGACCACCTGCCGAATCTTGACATAAAGGAATTTCCTAATGCACAAGTGTCATTTAGGGCTTTTCTTTCTATATGACCCTCTAAATATCTAATCTTAGTTGATTGCTGTAATATTCGGTTAGTAGTGCAACTTACAAAGCTATTGTCTTTAAACATAGTCAAACCTACATGACCGCCTTTCAAGTGGTCGCTTAGCCTTCCTATATGCTCGTTCTTATTGATTTGAGTATTATCTGTGTTGTAATAGGTTATTGATTTACCTATAAAAGGTTTATATTCTGCACCATAAATCTTGTCAGATAAGGCTATTGCCGATATAAGTATTATAAATAAAAATATTCCATAAATTATATTAGCTTTCATCGCACTTTTTTAAATAAAATTGCTCGTTGTGGTTTAAGTTTTCTATATCTAGAACCTTCAAGTTTTCCATCAGCTCTATTTTAGCTAATAAAGAATCTGGTAGTGGTTGGTAAATATCGCAAAAATTATTTACCTGAATTAGTGCTATCCTTTTTTGCTTTACGCAACTGCTTAACAATATCAGGAGCAGACTTCCCAGTAATAGATTTTTTAATATCATCGCTGATCTTTTTATTTTCATTATGCTCTTTTATTTCGGTTTCTAAGATTATATTATTTTCCTCTATTCTATCTAAATAATTCTTTTTATTAGCAACTGACTTTCCTTTAAAGTAAACACTTATTAAAGCAATAATACCACTAACTATTCCTAAAATGTATTTCATTTCCTAAATCCTATTTTTTCCAATACAGTTGACCCATGTAATCCGCCTAAAAATAAAAACATATTAAAAACAGAGTCGTCTATTTTGGTAAAAACATTTTCAGGCAATATACCTTTTGAAAACAAAATGATATTTATTATATAAATTAATCCGCACATAAGATAACCAATAATAGGGATTATTCTTTTTGTTGATAAGCTGCCTAAATGATCTGAAAAAAATTCTTTTGTTTTACTCATAATTTAAATTAGATTGCAATCATTTGTAAGTTTAGTAAGCTTACTGATAATGTCAAGAAAATATCCTTTCAATATAATTACTGATCCTATCCCTGTAATAATAGCATAGATTAAGGCATAGATAATAGCGAATAGTTGTAGCGAGCATATCAAGCCCCTAAAAAATATTCTCCCTTGCCTTCTATGTCTATCAAAATAAGAAAACATAGGAACTACTAAAAACTCCTTAACTGTTTCTTTTAGGTCCTCTTTCATTTCTTAGTAAAAGCCTCCAACATTTCATGTGTTCCTTTTAAGGAATGTACGCAGTCTTTCATTTTTGACAGATCTTCTTTTATTTTGACCATATCTTTTTCAAAATCCTTATATCTTAAATCTGCTTGTTTTCCATTTTCAATCAAAACTTCTAACTTCTTATTAAAAATTTCATTAATATAATTTTCATACCTCTTTTTTAAACTTAAAGTAAGTAAAACAATAGCTAATGTAAATAAAAATAGAAATATTAGGTGATCTGAATTATTTAAGATTTTTATTATGGTTCCTGCTTCGTTCATCATAGTAAATCTTTAATAAATTTCGCGGTCTTGCTAAGAATTTTATGTCCTTTTTGGTTTTCGCATTTCTGATTTTTCGGATCAGTATTAGAAAGAATATTAGCATAAATTATATTAGAATTTTCCTTAACAACGACCACACTTGCAGATCTAGGATTAATATCTGTCCTTTTTAGTAGTTGGTTAATTAATGGTATATGTTCAATAGCTTTGATGCTAGGGTAATAAACAGGCTTTGTATCTTTGAAAGAATGGATAAAATCAAGACTTAACTTATCGTCAATATCTATTGACTTAGACCAGTTTCTATTAAATGTTTTAGTCGGTGTAACTTTCCAACCTTTACCAACAATAGGCATCCAGCCATATTGCTCAATCATTGTAGCTTTTTTTGACCCTGTATTAGTTAAGTGGTCTTTAATGTCAAAGAGGCTTGAATAATAACCTACGCCACAATATTTAATATCCTCCTGCAAAACCTCTTGAATCTTTGCATTATTAACATTATGTACAGAAATAGACCTTCCTTTATCAAAATAATTCAAGGCAGCCATAGACCCAAAGATTATTGCACAAATTAATAATGATATATCTCTTATATTATTCCATGTCATATTTAATTACTTTACATTTAGGCAACCAATGAATAAAAGATTCATTTGGAGTAAATAATCTTGGCAAAGTTTTAAGCCTCATTATGTTATAAAAGCCCATATTAACATATTTAGAACAAAAAAATTCATCAGTAGTTGGCTCTTTGAACCATTTTTTTCTTAGCTTCTCTGGTAGCCAGTTTTCAAACCAAGATATAACAGCTTCTGTGATGCTATATTTTCTATTAAGGTGAAGCTGATAATCTTTTTTTAACCTCTCTGATTCGTCAGAAGAAAGGGGATTTTTCAATCTCAATATCATTACTTTAGTATCCCCGCTATTGACAGATAGTCTAAAATTTATAGGCGTTTTTATGGTACCCTTTTTAGAGCTGTCCCAATGGGCTTTTTTTAATGATTCATAGCTATATCCATCAACATAAACGCCCATATGCTCAAAGCTATAATCTTTCTTACCAACTGTAATAGATTTTCTCCTGACAGCTTGAATTAAGAACCTTATAGGAAATTTCCATATGTTCTCGCTTGTCAATTTGGTTTGATAATATAGCTGATCTCCGTTTTGTAGTTTCATTATTAGATTAATTTATTATATAATGTTTCTATATCTGCTTTATCACTATCAGAGGGTATAGTATCGTAACAATCACAAAGCCTTAAATCCTGAATTATGGATATTAATTCATCCTTTTTTAATTTTAATTGTTCTTTATGACTATTTGGCAAATCTTGCTCGTACTCTTTTCTTGACTTTTTATATTTATATAATTTATTTTTAAATTCATTCTCTGAAATTACTTTTTGTATGCTCATTTTTTTATTTATTAAGTTTATATTCTATACCATATTTATTAAATTCTTCCATTGCGATCTTGTCTTTTCGATCTGCAAATATGAGAATTCTATAAATCCCCTTACTATCCGTAATTACTTTTATTTTCTTATTTTCAACAACTTCACCCCACGCCCTGCCAAAATGCTTAAAGGAATTGCACCATACTAAGCTATCTTTATTAAGGAATTTATAATAATCAGGTAAGTCAAAATAATTCTCTCCTTCTTCACATTCAAATTGATATTTGTATATATTGCCCCCTGCACTTGGTGTTTCTACAAAATAATGCCTCAATCTGTGAGTATCTTTTTTTTCTGGGTTTGGGTGGGGAATATCAAAAGAGCCGCTACCCTTAGAAAGTGAGCCGTTAATTGTAGCGTTTCCAGTTGCCAAAATGTTACCCGCAACCGTCAGTTTTTCCGTAGGTGTTATTGTCCCCACAGCGACATTGCCAAGCCGCCCTACTGACATTGCTGTATCGCCAATCGCCATCATCGGATTGCTAGCAAGTGCTCCGCCTATGTGCCATGTGTTTGCACCGTGCTTCCCCGATGAGCCCCGCCCTTCTAAGCGTATGTTTCTTTGTGCTCCGTTGCCCATCCTAAAGACAAAATCCACAAGAGTTACACTAAGACTAGTGGTCTCAAAGATTGCTCCATTCTCGTTATGACGGTTTCTTAAACTAAGGAATGTGCCGCCAAATTGGTCGCCAACCTGCCCTAGTGTTAGGTTTTTGTTGGAAGTGAATGTGGTGGATGTGCTGTTGCTTAGTGTTACTTGTGAGGCATCATCGCTAACGGTAAGTCCGCTATTTTGAACATCACCGCCCGTGCCATTAAACCTGACAATGGCGTTATCTGTTGAAGATACTTTGGTGACAAGTTGAGATGCGTGAACACCATCAAGCGTGTCAGCGTTGATATTTAAAGCATCAATATCCGCCTTGGTCTGGTCAGCGGTTGCTCCTGCTTCTATGCCATCTAGTTTAGTTTCGTCCGCGTCTGTGAAAGCATTTGTATTTGCGTTGCTTTCGTAAGCTGTTTTAATCTCCCCAGCAGTTTGATCAGCGGTTGCTCCTGTTTCTATTCCTGTTAATTTAGCCTTTTCAGCATCGGTAAAAGCATTTGTATTTGCGTTGTTCTCATAAGCTGTTTTAATCTCTGCATCTGTTTGATCTCCAGTTGCACCTGCTTCTATTCCTGTTAATTTAGTCTTTTCATCATCGGTGAAAGCGTTAGTATTTGCGTTGCTTTCGTAAGCTGTTTTAATCTCACTATCAGTTTGATCAGCGGTAGCACCTGTTTCTATGCCGTCTAGTTTAGTTTCGTCTGTAACTGTAAAATGCTTGTTGGTCGCTCCTGCTGTTATATCGTCTAAGGTGTCAGATGATTTTTGGAATGAATCAATAATTCTTGAGTCATTACCCTCTGCGACTGTTCCAGAAGTAGATCCAAAGTCTTTATTAAAAGCTGTGTTTTTGGTAAATAAAGACTCTTTGCCATCTTGCAAGACCTTACCTTGATTTGCTGATAAAGGTTTATTTGTATCTGTTGAGGTTAAATCATCTATAACATCAGTAGATTTTAACATATTAGTTAAATCACCTAACCTATTCCAAACTGCACCATTACTAATATATTGACCAGCCCATTTTTTATTGATAAAGCGAATACCAGAATTTTTTTCTACTATATAAATCTCATTTGTACTAATAGAAGCTAGGGGTAAATCTGCAAAAAACTCCACTCTCCCATTAATAAAATTTTCTGATCCGTTTCCTTGAAGTAATCCTTGTTTAAAAATGCCCATATCTAATAATTTAATATATACCCATCATCTTTTTTTATATCTTCATTTACTTTAGAAAATACATCGTCTGGGTGATCAAGTTTTAATTCGACTGTAATCACAGCACCGCTCCAATCACTACAATAAGCCTTAGCTAGAATGAAAGAATTAATATCGTTGTAATTATCGTCAATAAAAAGGTTAATATCAGCCAGTGGAGTGCCAACAATGGTAAATCTAAATTCTTGACCTCGCCCAACTTTAGGTTTGTAAGTTTGTGTACCTGATTGTGCTTGAAATATTTTTGTAATCATTTTTTACCAATTTATATTATTTACCTCTTCAATAGTGGTTGCATTGTTTACTGATTCTTTAAGCTTTCCGTATTTTAAGTAATTTACCGAGTTTCTATTTGCGATATGATTTTCAATAGTATCAGCTAAAGTACTATCTATTTTAACAACACCTTTTCTAAATATAATATTTCCCTCTCCATCTGTGTCTTGTATTTCGCAAGAGTAAGGAATATCTATATTCTTTGATCTTGCAAATTCTAATAGTTTAGCAGGGTTAGCGGCAGGATTATTTAATATTGGTTTGCAATCAAATATAAAAGTTACCAAGTTACCTTCGCCAGTTATATTTCCGTTATTGTCAATTATTAATTCTCTTCCGCCTGTTCTTGTATGATCGGCAATATTAGCGGCGTTTCTAGTAGCTTTTATTTCTGCTATTTTAGCATCCTTAGCGTTTTGCAATATCTCCGCTTCTGTAAATTCAGGGTCTGGCGTGTTGCCTTCTGCTATCCAGTCTTGCACTTTGTCATAACCAGTTGCACCTACTTCTTTTGTAATAGTAGAAACCCCGTTAACTAAATAACTATTCTCTAATTCTTTTACTGTGTTTATAATCATAATTTATTTATTAAAGTTCTGAGTTCGCTATATATTGAAAAAATAAGCCATTTCGACTACCAGAGCTGTCAGTACTGACCGCAAATGAATTAAACCCACTATCTGATACAATGCCAACTTGATTATTACCAACTCCAGAGTACCCTATCTTGCCTGGATTTCCAGCGGTATCATATAAAGTAATAATAGGTAAAGCCCTTTTAGGTGTTTGATATTTACTGTATATAGTCATTATGCCACTAGCGGGGTCCCCTACCCTTAAATATACTATACCCTCCGATACGGCAGAACCTGGATTAATTGTTAAATCATAACTTTTTTCATAATATCTTTGGCATAACTCTATTTCCTGTTGAATATTCCTTTTTTCAAATTCAGTTGCTACACTTCCAGCTTCAACTTGAACGCCAGCGAGGCGGAATTGGTCACTAACACTAGCTACACCGTTAACTTGATTTGAGGTTGATAAAAAACTACCAGTTTGCCAAGCATTAGGGGTTGTATGAAAGTTCGAGCCTGCTGCAATTATAAATTCAACACTAATACCTGCTCCATTAGTGTAATTCCAAGTTCCTGTACTAGGCGAAGGTGCAACTGTAATAGTTTTAAATTCCCAAGCATCAATTGAATTAACTGTATATTCTGCAACATAAGACCTATCAAAACCACTATTTCTTAAAGATATACAATAAGTGCCTGTCTTTGTGGCTTTTACCCAAAATGACAAGGTGAAAGTTTTTTGTGCTATTGCTTGAAAATTATAACCCTCTATTTTTTGAAACGTAAAACTATAATCACCAGCACCGATAGAAGGTTGAGCGGTCGTGCAATCAAATAAGACTGAATTAGGTATATATCGTCTAGCTTGAGCTCCTGTTGGAACATCTGAATCTTGAGTAACATCTTGAGCCATTGTTCCATTTTTTCCATAAGCCCATCTATCTAAAGTGTAATTAGGTGAAGCAGAAATAAAAGAAGTACCTCTTTGTGCAATTTCAAAGTCTCCGTTGATAATTAGGTTTTTATTAAAAACTGATGGAATACCTAAAGTTGTTCTTGCTTCGCTTGCATTATTATCATCTAGTAAAGTTTTAGCATAATCTGTGACTGTTGCTGCTCCTATATCAGCTAGATTTTTAGCATCTAAATTATCACCCGTACTATTGACCACTATTGCTTTATTTGCATTTGCAACACTAACAGGAATATTTACCCCTGTTAAGTTGGAGCTTTCTGGTAATAAGATCGCCCTGTTTACTGCTTCATCTTGCTCTCTACTAATTAGAGTTAGTTTATCTACCGTTCCCTCGTGAGAATCAGCAGGGAATTTATCAGTTCCTATATTGATATAATCTGTTGATTGAGTTCTAGGAATTGAGCTTAAAAAGGTTATAGTTTGCGTTGTTGTTGGTGCTGTGGTAAATGTTACCGTGCCTAGTCCGTTTTCTCCTAATTGCACAGTATAATCTACCCCCTCTTGCTGTATAGTGTCAATATTGTTTTCTGAAAGAGTTACCTCTATTGTGTAATCTCTGTTTAAAACTTGGTTCGACTCCTCTAATACAATGAAAGTAAAATTATAAACGGTTGCTATTCCGTTTCCTGTGTAGCTGTTTCTAGTTTGTGATGTTGTTTCTGCTATAGTCATTATTTAGTTATTAAAGCTTGTTCTAACTCATCAAATATTTTACGGAGATAAGTTATATTTTGCAAAGGAATATTTCTTCTAATAGTCCTTGCATCTGATTCTGATATTTCGCCCCTACTTATCATTGAAAGAATAACACCTGCATCATTTACTAATCCAAATGATGGGCCTGCTAAAGTACCTGCTAAATTTCTTGACTGAAATCTTGATAAAGGTTTGTCAGTTAATAGAGAACCTGCCCCAAGTCCCACTTTATCCATAACTCCGTTTACTTCCATTATTACTGGAATTAAACCTGATCTATCTAGACCCTCTGTAATCCAAACTTCTGGATCGTCTGAAATTTCTCTTCCTGCTACAACCGATTTTAAATAATAAACTAGCATCCCTGCCGCAATAGCTGAAGTAAAGCCTAACACTGCCGCCGCATCTTTTTGTTGCAATCCTGCAATTAAAACTTGTTGATGAGCCGCTAAACTGAAAGATTTAAACTGCATAATTGTTTTGCCGATTTCTGTATTCATAAATAATGGCACATCTCCCACTCCTTTTGTTACAATAGTTCTTTCTACATCCATATTTAAAGCATTTTGATATAATCGTAATGCATCTTTATTGCCCCACTTTTCAAGGTTAGCAATGGGAAAACCTTTTTCATCAAAAGAATGTTTTTTGATCTGGTCTTGTAAAATGCTAATATTATCTTTATCAATACCAAGAAAAGCCATATAAGTTCTTTCTTTCTTTTTTATGTTGTCAAAGTTTCTGATATTAGTTATTAACCTCTCTTGAGTAAGCATTGAAGCAAAACCTTTTTGGTAATTATTCCAATAATTTAAACCATTTAATTTGCTAAAATTTTCCGCAAAATAATCCATCATTACTGAAAATTTAGAATCTCTATTATAAGGATTATTTAAATCTGCCATTACCGCTGTTCTTTGTCCTAATATATTTTCCTTATATTGCCCCGTCAATCCCGCATCTTTTGCTGATAATTTAACTGCTTTTACATTAGTAATTAATGTTTTTAATCCTTTGCCAAATACTCTATTTAAACCATGTACTGTGTTATGTCTTGTTATGTCTGCAATAGAAGAAAAAACCACTCCACCTAGCTTAGTCATATAATTAAGAGTTCTTACAGCTTGCGTTCCTTTTGTAAAAATACCATCTGGATCACTACTTCTATATTGCCCTCTCAATACATCTCGCAAAGTTTCTATTGTTTTAATATCTTCCTTTTCTTGTTTATTTAATTTTTGTAATTCTTTTTCGCTTTTTGCTTTTTTTCTTAATTCTGTGTATTCTTCGTTTATTTCTCTTATTTGTGTTTTTAAATTTACATCTCCAAATCTTCTTTTTATTTCTACATCTGTCGCTAATGTTCTTGTGTAAGATTTAGCAATTCTTGTAATATCAGTATCAAGAAATGGTCTTAACTCCTCATCTGTTACAAATGTTAATACTCTTTCTTTTGCTGGTCCTCTAGCACCTACCGCTATGTCGTAAGGCATACTCGCACCCCCTTTTCTTTCTACCCCTCTTATATTATCATAAACACTATTTACAATATCATCTATAAATTCCTCCCCTGCAAAACCTGATTTAACATCTTGTAAACCTTTTTCAATTACTGATCTAAAATTTTGTAATCTTGCCAATTCTTCTGGGTCAGTTGCTTTTGCAATTTGTGAATCAATATCTCTTAATTTT